AACATGGAGGAAGCCGTTGTCCTTGTTTGTGGTCTGCATGATAAGGTTCTTCGGTTAGAGGCAACCATAATTGATATGTCTTTATCCATGAAAGCAACCCAACAAAGCGTGCACCCGACGAGAAGCCGCTGGGCGTTATTTTTGGACAAGTTATCTTCGGCTTTTCGCGGGTAACGCAAACCGTTAGAAGGCTTCCTTGCAAATAAAAGACCCGCGACATTTGAGCGTGCTTTCGCAGAGGCTTCGCGGGTAATGGAGAAATTGTAACATGGAAAAGAAACAATTATCATGGTGTGTTATATGCCATCAAAAAGCACCTAATAACACAAGTGAATTTATGGAAATGAAATCTTGCAATGACACAGAAGGTCATTTATACGCTCGTGTAACACACTACGAAATGCCGTATACACAAAAGTTTCCTTTTCAATATTCAGTAGAAATACAGTATTACACTTTTCATACTACATCAAAAGAAAAGTATGAGAAGTTTCTTGAAGCAGTTGTAAGAAACAATATTCACACAGTCACAGGTGGCTTGTTAAGAGATTTGGAAGCGTCTGGTTTCTCAGTACACAAACGCCTTCTAACATCGCGTGCACCTGACGCTGGGGATTCTGCGGCATCCCAAGCATTATCTCCGCAGTCAGGCGAATCCACGCCCGAAGTTGATCCTGCCGCTACCCAGCGCAGGTAACGCAAACCGTTAGGCAACTAAGCATGAATCCTTTTTACCAGAGAGACGGCATTACGATTTATCATGGCGACCAGAGCGAGATACTCCCGCAACTGGCTAATATTGATACCGTCATATCAGACCCGCCATACGGCATAGACCACGACACAGAATATAACTTCTCTGGTGGTTCTGTTCTTGGCAATCAATACAAGCGCATCAAAGGCGATGATAAACCTTTTGACCCTTCACATCTTTTAGGCTATCGCAAAGTTATTTTATGGGGCGCAAATTGTTACCCTGAGAAATTACCACAAGGCAGTTTGCTTATTTGGGATAAACGCCAGCCTAAAGGCGAAAAAAATGTAATGTCAGATGGTGAAGTCGCTTGGATGAATAGCGGTCATGGTGTGTATATCTTCAATCACACATGGGATGGTTTTATTCGTCAATCTGAAAAAGGCGAAAATTATCATCCAACACAAAAACCCGTTGCGCTCATGCGCTGGTGTATTCAGAAAGCGAAGCCACAGGGCGTGATAGTTGACCCTTACTTTGGTTCTGGTTCTTTGCTTGTCGCCGCTCGTGATTTAGGTTTTCAGGCAATTGGTATTGAAGCCGAGATTGAGTATTGCCGCGTGGCTGTCTCACGTCTTGCACAACAAACGCTCTTTACGTTGCCTAACAACCGCTTGCACCTGACGGGGGGTGGGCTTCCCGCTACACAGTCGTCATTCACCGCAGAGGTTATCTCCCCTGCGAAGTTACCTGCCAAATCCCCCCGCAGGTAAAGCGAACCGTTAGGCGGCAATCCTCTCCCAAAACTTATCCGGTTGCATTGGTGCAACTGACCTGAACACAACATGAGGTGACTATGGCAACACAAGAGCAAGTGTATTGGAGCAATGGCACTGAGGCGCAACCAGTGCCCATAAAGGTACACAACGAAGGGGAATTCTATGCGGCGTGTCGGCAACGATATGAGTATGAATTCAATGGCGCGTCATCCCTGCAATGGCAAGAACTCGCAGAGCGGTTTCAACGTGCCAAGGGTAGCCGTCATTCGTACATGGCAGAATATTGCCGTGCAAGAGCAGGGAGGGTGCAATGAAAAAGTTATTCATCTTCATGCTCATGGCACTCATGCTCACGGGGTGCGGGGCAATGCAGGTGTCGGCACAAGAGATAGATACTGAGTATCGCACTCCCCAGCCGACTGCAACCGCATCAATCGTGCCGACGGCAACGGTGGAATACCAGGCAACAGCGCACGCGGCCGAAACTCAGGCGTATATTGCGCAATCTACAGCCGACGCCGCAAATCGCATCATGGTTCAGGCGACCAACGACCAACAACAACGCGAGCATGAAGCGCAATTGCAAAACGCCCAAGGCACCGCGCAAGCTGAAGCCAACCACATGATTGAATTGGGTTGGACGGCTACCGCGTATCAAACATCCATGCCACTGACTGCCACAGCGCAAGTGGACAACATGACGGCAATTGCTGATTACAAAGCGGTGACAATCGCACAGATTACAGCAACGGCGGCATACCCCACGCAGATCGTAGCTGAATCCAATGCAAGGACGCAAGCCAAGTACGCACCGGTGTATGTGTTTGTTCAGGTATTTGCGATATTTGCCATTGGTGTGTTTCTACTCTTCACGGCTTGGTTTATGCGTTGGTACTGGATGCAACAGGACAAGCGCGAATACGAAAAAACGCCCAAAGGCGTAGCGCAAAGCCAAGGCTTCAAAGAGATCCCAAACTTGGATGAGCAAGAGCCGGAATTTGTCATGCCTCAGCCCGATCCGCGCAAGGTCATTGACACGGGTATGCAACCCGCAACGGTGCTGACGATCCAGAACGAAACGGGCACCACATCACGGCAAATGGTCGTACCGTGCAAGCCAAATCAACTTTTAGAACTGGCAGAAAACACACTTACAAAAAGTTGGTCACTGGCAATCAACGCATGGGAAGGTGCGGAAACGTCATTTACGCGGGGTACGTTCTCAAAAGTCCGCTCATGGTTGCAGGGTAATAAGTTTGCAATCTCCACAGGCGGCGGCGCGTTGGTATTGACTGATGAGGGGCGGGCGTTCCTTGAAGCGTATTTGAATACGTCTAACTTACCTACTGAGTACGAATTTGGAAACGAGGCGACAGCATGAAAAAGATTGTTGATCCCAAAAACCTCCCATACGCGGGCGCGATTGTGCAAGCGATATTGTTTGCGCTCGCAGGGCTTGAATTCTTTCCGGTTGCAGGTTGGCTTGTTGGCTTGGGCGTCGGTGCGGTGGTGAATTACTCCATGGCATTGGCATCAAGCCGATTCGCTGAAATTGCCGACAAGCGTAAGCCCATGGCACGGTTGGCAATGGTGACGTTGTTTGCGTTGAGTCCTACGACAATCACACTCAGTATGTTTGCGCCGGATTCGGTGTTCACTGCTATCTCATGGGCGGTGTGTGTTGACTTGGCAATCATTCTCGCGGGTGCAATTGCGGGCAAGTCCCTGATAGCTGATAGCAACCCCCCGAAAGTTGCAGGCAAGAATAAGCAACCCAGAAGCAAGAAAAAGCAAGTTGCACGCAATCGGGTGACAGATAACGAGTTGCTTGCGTACTTGCAGAGCAACGCGGGTGCAACGCACGGGCAGGTTGCAGAGCATTTTGGAGTGACCCGTCAGGCGATTCAGAGCCGTGTAAAAAAGTTGTATGAGGTGAAAGCATGATGCCGACGCGTGATGAAATTGAAAACATGCCCGCAGATGGAATGACAGACGCCGCCGTTTGGATGTATGTTTTCAAGGGTGGTACGGTTACTGGAAAATTACCAAAGTTTTCAAGTGATATTTCAGCGGCTTGGGAGGTGGCAGAGAAAATCAATCAAATGATTACCGATGGTCATTTGACACTTGAAAATGATTTCAATTATTTAACCCTAGAGTTTCTTGGATATAACTCTGGATACGCTGTTAGTTTTGATTGCATTGTAGATGACAATGAGTGGTACGAACAAGGAACTATCGAAAAATATAAATATGCCGCTCGCGCCGAAACCGCGCCTCTCGCCATTTGCCGCGCTGCCCTCTTAGCCGTTCAAAGTGCCTCCCCCACCCATGATTTACCATGATTATGAGGAAAAACGCCATGATTCACCATGATATTGGATGTCTGCCTGCAATGGGGCAGGGGAAGGAATTGCAATGGACACACTGACCATTACCAATGGCGAGCTACCGGCATTGATCGCGCGGCTCTCCCCCAGGCAGAGGCAGGTAGTGAAACTGTTTGTACAAGGAATGTCATACAAACAGATAGCTACTGAGTTAACCATCACCACTGAAACTGTCCGCAGGTATATCAAAATATCATGCCGACGTGTGGAAGTGGATAATCGAATCCAACTAATTGTGTTGTATGCCCAATGGTGGGCTACGGAAGGGAAAGAGCAATGACCGCATTTTTGATAATCCTTGCAATTGCGTTGGCAGCATGGTTTTTTTATCAGATGAAAACCGCGCCATTGGTAGAGGATGAGGTGGATGAACTGTTGAAACATCTCTATGGGTCTGACAAAGAATAGCTACTGAGTAGCCACTAATCACCGCCCAAACCATCGGGCGGTTTTTTATTGCCGTCTATCATGTGACCCATTACCAATAATGGGACTATTGCAATATTGCGCCTCTCTGTATCATTTTCGCAATGAACATGGAGGTTCACGCATGAAAAAGATTTTCACCATTATTTCCCTTGTCTTGGTTATTGCCGCGTTTGTTGTGCCGTCGGCATTTGCACAGGGTGCCACTCCCCCCGAATCCAGCGGCTTTGATGTCGGGTACATCACCGAACTGTTGCAGGCGTTGATTCTCGCCACGGTCCCTGTCCTCGCGGGTATGGCTGCCAAGTGGCTTGCTACTCAGGGCAAGATCGCCAAAGAACAACTTACCGCCGATCAAATCTACGCATTGGAAATCTTCATTCGTACCGCCGTTTATGCTGCCGAGCAAATGAAGGCGTCCCAATTCATCGACAGTAAACTTAAATACGCTACTGAAAATGTTCAAATGTGGCTTGACGCCAAGGGCATTGCCATGGATGCGCATGAGATCCGCGCTCGCATTGAAGCTGCCGTTTTGACCGAATTCAACCCGGGCGGCTCGCTGCCTGAAGAAATATAATAATCCTCCCATAAGGTCACAGGTCAATCGGCTTGTGACCTTTGGCGGTTTTTATGACCTTTGATACAGACACCGTTTTGCAGATCGTATCAATTCTCTTTGGCGCTGGGGGAATTGTTAGTTTTATTTTGAATGTCAAACGCACCAAGGCGCAAAACACGCTTGATTTATCAACGGCATGGGAGAAGTTTTCAAAGCCGATTTTAGATCGTATCGAACATCTTGATAAGCAAGTGGAGAAATTAGAAAAAGAAAACAGGTATTTACGCCTCTATGTAGAGCGTTTGATCCGGCAAATCATCCAATTGGGTGGTACGCCGGAATCCTTCCATTTTGATGAACAAAATGCCGACACCGAAAAAGACACCCGCTCAGAGATCCCTTGAATATTACATACGCAAGGGACGCGCAAAACGGATATTAGCGAACAAACGTAAAAGGAAACTGAAAAAACAAAATGCCAGGAGGACGTTGGCAAGCAGGAAAAACCGGAAACCCTAAAGGGCGACCGAAATCAGGCAGGGCGCTCGCTGAATTATTACGCACTGAATTAGACACTGAAGATAAGGGTGTGTCTAAAAAAGAGGTAATAGTTAAGCGGGCGGTTTCCGCGTTAATGACTGGCGTTCTTGATTTTGGCACCCGTAAATTGAAAGTTGGTGCCAAAGATTGGACTGACCTTTACAAATATACAGTCACCCACTTGGATGGACCCGCGAAAGATATTGACAACACACCCGCCAAAAGCGATGGTGATGGACCGTTTGTATTGCCCGCGGATGTAATTGCGCCGTCCTTTATGGATGCTTACAGAGACATAATCGGCAAAAAGCATACTGAGTATATCTTCTCAGGCGGCCGTGGTAGCACGAAATCAAGTTTTGTTTCCCTTGCAATTATTTACCTTATCAAAAACAATCCCAAGATGCACGCACTGGCAACGCGGCAAGTTAAAGACACCTTGCGGGATAGTGTGTATGCTCAGTTGGTTTGGGCGATTTCAGAACTCGGCTTGTTGGATGAATTCAAGACAACTACCAGCCCGCTCGAAATTGAGTACATCCCTACGGGGCAAAAGATTTACTTTCGTGGCGCGGATGACCCAGGCAAAATCAAATCCATCAAGCCGCAATTCGGGTACATCGGTATTTTGTGGTTTGAGGAATTAGATCAATTCCACGGCGCGGAATCAATCCGCAAGATTGAACAGTCAGTAATCCGCGGCGGTGATGAAGCATTTATTTTCAAGTCCTTCAATCCTCCGCAAACGGCAAACAACTGGGCAAACAAGTATCTGCAAATTCCCAAGGAAACTCAGTATCAGCACAAGAGTAATTATCTGGGTATCCCTGAAACCTACTTGCAGCAATACGCCAAAGACAGGCTCGAAGGGAAAACGCCGCCGCTCAAAACGGCAATTTCTCTTTACTCGCGCATGGCAATTCCCATTGAATGGCTTGGGAAAACGTTCATCGAAGAAGCCGAGCATTTGATGGAAGTAAACCGCGCGGCTTATGACCATGAGTATTTGGGAATTTCCAACAATGTAGGTGGCGCGGTATTTACCAATTTGCAACTACGTCCAATCACTGATGAGGAAATTTACGGCGTTGAAGAACATGGGCGGCGTGTTGGTGGATTTGACCGCATCCTTAACGGCTTGGATTGGGGCTTTTACCCAGACCCAGCGAGCTACGGGAAAATGCACTACGACGCAACACGGCGCATTTTATACATCTTCAATGAGGCGCGATATTGGAAAAGAAATAATCAAGAATTGTTCGCGGCTTTGGTCAAGGAACACGGATACACAACTACTGAGTTACTAATCGCAGATAGCGAAGATCCCAAATCTGTTGCCGATTTCCGCGCGTATGGTGCAAATTGCCGAGGTGCTGAAAAGGGCGCGGGTTCTGTTGCCTATTCCATGAAATGGTTGCAGGGCTTGACCGCGATTGTGATTGATCCAAAACGCGCGCCATACCACGCGCAAGAATTTCAGGATTATGAATACGAGCGTACAAAAGACGGCGAAATTATCAGTGAATACCCCGATAAGAACAACCATGCCATTGATGATACGCGGTATGCCACAAATATGATTTGGCGTAAAAAAGGTGAATAACTATGATTGCAAAATTCATTGCATGGATTAGAGAGGCTTGGTCAAAAATGATAAACACATCAAACGTTAAACAGGCATTGCGCCTGGATGTTGCGATTACTCAGGAAATGGTAACTGCCTTGCAAACATGGGCGTCCATGTATATCAACCAATCACCGTGGGTAATAAATGACATTAAATCCCTGAACTTACCAGCGGCGATTGCGGCGGAAATTTCCCGCGCTGTGACCATCGAAATGGAAATGACTCTGACCGGATCGGCGCGGGCGGATTTTCTAACCGAACAAATGAAAGCGGTTTTGAACAACATCCGCACAACTACTGAGTACGCCGCTGCCAAGGGCGGGCTGATGTACAAGCCGTACATTGGCGCAAATGGTCAAATTGCCGTGGATTTCGTGCAAGCGGATCAATTCTATCCCGTGGCGTTTGATGCGAATGGCAAAATGACCGCGTGCGTGTTCAGTGACCAAAAGACCATGGGCACCACGTATTACACGCGGCTTGAATACCACGCCATGACGCCTGAAGGGTATCGCATCACAAACCGCGCTTTTCGGTCCACTGCAAAGGATACGCTTGGCAATGAAGTTGCTTTGACAACGGTTACTGAGTGGGCAGACCTCGAACCAAAGGCATTGATCCTGAACG